ATAGATTCACTAAATGAAATACGTCCTTCATCTCCCATTGCTTCTTCAAGTGCTGCGGGGTTTTGTTTTGACCACCATTCAATTGTATTGTCATCAATTATCCTATTGTATTTTTCAGTTTGTTCTTCAATTGTAGGACGCAATTCTAATCGTTCTACTACACCATTACCTTTAGGATCAAACCGTACAGCTCCTATAGTTAGTATAACACAAAATGGACTTGTGTCCAGTGTCTCCAAATCAATCATTATATCATTTGCCATTACATTTGCCACATTTCATACATTGTTATTAATCTATCATCCCACAACTCTATTGTAACACATCCGTCAATTAAAGAGAAGTCCCAACCCTGGTGTCTTTCACCGAAATTTCTTCTCATCCATTTTACTATGATCGAAGGATCTTCTTTGTGATATTTACAGTCTCTAAGATAGAACGTTTTGTTACCTGATTTATATTTGTTATCCCTAGATAACTTTACGTTGATCTGGGGAGCCGGAGTAAATGACCCTATACCCATTGATCCCATAAATATTCCCATACTATCCCCATTTCAATAAAAATATCAAATAGAGTTTTTCATCTACTATTTGATAACCATCAGTAATATTACCATTTACTAAATTCATTTTTACGCCATATTTCTTTTCGAGGTAATCTTCAAAATCATATGCATCAAAATTAGTTTTGTTTTCCATAAACTCTATACGAACTTTTTTTAACGCATTCCAATACTTCCAACGACTCTTTCGTTGCTGTAATGCCGGATCATCGTCATCGTAGTCTTGGAAATCTTTTGATATATTGGTCATAACCATCTTAACCCAAACAAGGTAGCATCAGATTCATCACTAAAATAGTATAGGTACTCATATTCATCAGCTATATAATGATCTGTTTTATAAATGGCTTTAGCAATCACAGTAATGTAACTGTTACAATGTTTTTTAACCCATAATAAAATTTCTGAATTATCAAACATACCGCGATCTTTAATTTTCACACAAATACTCATAGCCACCTCAATGCAAAATATGTGCTGTATTCTTCTTTGTAAAAATTAAATATAGTATAACAATAAGCTGGTTCCGCAAATGATTCTGCTTTATAAAATGCCCAATCAAAATCTACTTTGTCCACCCATCCGTGTGCTTTCATTTGATGTACTATTTTAATTATCTCAAGCACTGGTACATTTGTAACAGTTATCGTTTTCATTCCCAGCGTAATAAAAACAATGTTAAATCTTCATCACGGGTAAGCATTATCTCACTTTGTTTAATGTTATCTACCCAACGATTGCTTCCGGTTTCATCATCATATCCTGAATTGCCATAGTTCTTTTTACACCATTTCTTTATTTCTTTGGTGTCAACATCTTCTTGACCTTTCCAAGAAACAGTATGTATATTAATTTTGCTACCAAAATAGCGTTCTGTTTTGTGTGTAAATTTACTCATGACCATCTCAATATGAAAAAGGTTCTATCAGCTTCATCACGGAACCAATACTTACGATTGCTGCCTACCCAACGTGCGTTTTCTTTATGCCAATTATTATCACCCATAATGTTTAGCAGCCATTTGTCCATGTCATGCCACTCTTTTTCATCGTAGTTATGTGGACGTACCCAGTAGGGCCATTTAGGTTGATTGTCAGCGTAACCAGTTTCAAGGCGTTTCACGTTTATGTTATCTATCCATTCTATTGCCATTTCGGATATCCATTTATCGTGAGCCATAGCACGTTTTTTTATCATTCAACCCAGTCTTTTTCAAATACTTTTAAATGTTTTTTATTAGCAAAATGAATTTCGCAATATGAATCACCAAACTTACCTTGGACCAATTTCATGTGCCAATTATTTCCTTCCCACCAGATTACTGGTTTACTATCTGTCATCTTTCCTATATGACGTTGTAACCAAACTAATAGTGATACATAATCAGCACCGTACAAGTGTGCTATAAAAGGTAATTTTACCATCGCAACCTCGCTAACACGTAATCACGCTGGTATCTAAATTTGATTTTCACTATTTCGTCTGTCCAAGTGTATATGCAATGACGATCAGGCATTTGAACAGATTTTTCTATCCATTCTAAAATTTCTATTTTATGCGGACGTGGGTTTTCTTCATTCAATTGAATGACTAATTCATGCCAACCTGGTCTAATGTCTTTCCAATGTTTGGTCATACTTTGTTAATATCCGGCATCTTTCAACGTATCATTAATTCGTTTTGTAAGTTCTACATCTCTTTTAAAACGTATCGCCCATTGTTCTGGATTTATATAATCAATAATCATTTTAACATGGCCTTCATTTAATGTCTCTAAGAAACGGACACCGCTGTCACTTTGAAACAACAACCACGGACTAATCTTACCCGTTGTTATCGCATAACAAATCTTGTTAGCATTCCCATATCTTAACATATCATGTGGCAATATTTTGGCATCAATTGCCATTCCCATACAGTGTTCAATACTACGATGAATAGCATCAAATGCATCTTCATGTCGCAAAAATTCAACTAGATATTTAGTATAGGTGCTATCACTACACCAATTGTCAATCTTAACTTGATTCTTTAATAACCAATCAGTGAATCTTGGTATATTTATCGCATTAATATTAACACAGTAATTACCAAATTTAACAAACGCTGTATAGTATGGATTCTTAATGAAATCTTCTTGTTTAAGATTCTTTCTTTTTGAAGTATTCTTCTTGTAAAACTCTAACCAACACTGGAATCCAATTCTATTACCGTGATTGTCTTTATCTAACCATCTACGTTTAGGCTCACAAACATGTCTAAGCGTGGTTGACTCACGCAAGAACTCCCTCTTGCAAAATTCACAGCCATATTTAACTGTCTTAGTTGCCGAGGTCTCTTTCATATTGCTTAAGTTGGTCTTCAGTAATAGTTTCATTTAATGTCTCAATGTCTGTGTGTTTCATGTTAGGAAACAATTCTGCTAATTTAAGTTTGCGCTTTTGATTGGCCACAAACGCTTCACTTACCGCATCAATATCATCACTATCCGCTTTGGGATATATCTTCTTGTAATACTCTTTGATATCTTTTAGCTTTGCTGGTGCTTGTAACTTGCTTACCTTAGGACTAATATTGGGTATCCACTGATGAAATTGTTTACCAACTCCCGGGCTACTAGCACACATCATCAACCATTGTAGTTTAGGATGCTTCTGTATGTTCTCATTGAACAAATACTTGTTTGCATACTCAGCCGTACTCATTATATAATAACGACTTAACCCTTCACTACCTTTAATAGCACTAAGCCATTGAATCATTGTGAATGGGACAAACTTCTTTTGTTGTTCGGGTGATAGTCTGTCAAAGAAATCATAATCTTTTTTATCAAGCGCGGCAAGGACCTCAAACAAGTCTAAATCTTGTTTGTCAAACTTTTCGTCAACTGGAACTGCTGCTTTTTTTGTTGCCATTAGAATGCCTGACTATAATCTATTATCTCACAATTTCTACTAATCTCTTTTACAAAATATACACACTCAGGTTTAGGTCCATCATTTAATGGTACACATAAAAACTGACCATTGCGTAATCGTGGAGCATACCATGTTACATCGTGATAGATATCTACAATCTCAATAGGTAGAAATGTAGGACTAAAACTAGTTAATGGATTAAATTCAAACGCATTAAATCCTCTGTCATTGATACTTGTTAGTGGTAATGTCTCTAAATCACCATGTTCTTTTTCACCAATCAATATCTGCCAATCTACTGGCATCTTAATCGTGTGTTTACCAATCTTCAGTACAAGTGCAGGGGCATTAAAACTTTCTAAAAAGATTAATGGAATATAATGATAATCTACATTGCTTGGGTTACTGTTATCTAGTATCGCAAATCGTAAATCGTCCACTTCTTCTGGTAATGTCTCTAAGTTATAGTATTCGTTATCAAGTGTGAGTATTCGCATTTTATTATTATATCATTTATATGTTAGTTTTTCTACGTCAAACGGGTAGTTCGCTTCACGGTAGAATGTTTTTCTTTGTGTAAGATGCCGTTTTGCAAACTTACAATTACTTGTGATATCCCAAATCTGAACAAAGTTCTTATCTTCAGCTTTACGAATACCGCGACCAATACTTTGTATTACCCGAACAAAACTCTTACCAGGTTCTATAAGAACAAGATTAAAGATTCGGGGAATGTTAATACCTACGGCTGCTATGCCATATGTTGCTATGATGATTTTATTAGTTGCTGTTGCAACCTCATCATATTGTTCTTTGCGTTCATCCATACCAGTATTACCTGACACGAATACAACATCATATTCTGTTTTGAAATTACGCAATAGTTCGGCTAATTTATTATGTAATTCTTTACCTGCTGCCACTCTATCAACAAGTATCAATGTATTACCACTATTCTTAATTGTATCAACCAATTGAGTAATTTTATTTAATCGTTTATCATCTTCAAGTAAGTATTTCAACTCACTCTGATAGTTACTAAACTCGACAC